GTAGTCGGGGTGGAACACCATCAGGTGCAAATCAATACCTGCCACTGACGCTAACTCATTTACGCCATCACAGTAACCATCTAGGTATTCCATGTCTGGCAAATCTTCTTCTGCCCATACCACTATTTCATAGTTGTGGTCACTGAATGTACGGACCTCTTCCATAAGTCCATCTAGCCCAGTATTAATACTAAACATTACTTTATCATCAGCCCATGCTTTTCTAGCATAGGGGCAAGGCGGTAGACCATTTAGTTTTGCATTAGGTACTTCTAAAAAGTCTTTTGACCATTTACGTATATCAGCTTCTACGGGATGCACGTTCTTTAGTCTTCCGCTTTTGGGCTTCTATAAATTTTCTAAATACTGCTGCTGCAGATTTTTTACCAGCTACTCTAGCACGTTGTTCCATAGCAATTGCTGCTTGTGTTTTGTGCGCATGTGATCGTCCAGATGCTTTTATTTTACGCACACTGGCTTCCGCATCTTTAACCGTAGCAAACTTTAAACCCTTTATAGTTCCTTTAGGGTCTTCATCTGTATATAGGTCACTATGCTTCTTAGACTTTGCGGGTTGGCCTTTTTTTCTTGGCACTCTTGGATTTGCCATTAAGAACTCCTTGTAATGTTCTAGCTTGACCTGCATGTGTCTTAGAGGCTTTTTTTAAACCTTTAATTACTTTTTTTATTTTTGTTTGATTTCTTTTTTGCACTTGGTAACAATCCTTTGTTTACAGCCCTTGCTCTTTCACTAAAGCCTAGTTTTTTCCCAGTTCGTATCTTACGTTTTATAGTAGATACTTTAGCAACCATTAGACATCAAAGCCCATATTGCGTACAGCAGCTTTGCCTTTTTCTGTCTTAGCCAACTGCCTCAAACCTTTGTTTGGCAACTTGTCAGTTACAGAACCGCCAGCAGAATACATGTGCTTCTTGCCATTAGCCATACCACCCATTGCCATCTCAGCCTTCTTCATTTTCTTTAGTTTGCTTTTAGGCACAGTGCCAACACCGATTGACACAACCATTACATCATCCTTTTTCTTACCCATACTTAATCCACCTTTGTTCATTTCTAAATTAAATCCTTGGTCCATATTAATGTCATAAACATCTATTTCATTGTCTATAAATGTACGCAAGTCAGCCCTAAACCCTGCTTTTTTTAATTTGTTTCTAGTTTGAGCAGCAGTTGAATTACCCTTTACATACGAGTCAATAATAGACTCTGCTTCCATTTCTCTCTTACTAGCCATTAGTATTTTCCCTTACGTGATTTAGGACTAGATTGTTTAGGCTTACCTGCCCCACCCCATAGAGTACGACATGCCCAATACCGTGCTGTCAATATGTCACTGGCTGTGTCACACTTGTGCCTAGCACGAAATGACTTACGGGCTGCAGCACTATAGTTGTGACCATAGCCTGTAGCACCGAAGTGAATTAGTTTTATCTTGTCACCTTTCTTAGCCAACACCATCTTCTTCTTACCTTCACGGTTAGACTTGATGGGTTTATTGTAGCCGGGAAATGTAGTGCCACGATATTCTACACTCATGTGGATACACCCTTTTGTATTTCTTCACATTTAAAATAAAATTGTTTAGGGGTTGGTGGAAGAAGAGGATTAATATCAGTAATCATTTCTTCTATACGTGCCACACACTCTTTTTGTGTTTTGTACGGACCTTTATTGTCTGTAAACTTTGCACAGTCACCCGGTGTTACTAGGCTGCACACCATTACTATTGCTGTCAACATCGTCTGTCCATCCTTCCTTACGCATAGCCCACTCTACGTGTTCAAGTGTGAAAGGACGACCATAGTGTGCCTCTACTGCTTTACGTACGTAGAACACATCACTGTGAGGTATGTGTAATTTATCTAGTGTGTTATTTTTGATAGCATCATAAAATGCTCCAAGTACATTGTCTGTATATAGTTTTACAGATTTTTTTGCCATTGTCAACTACTTTTTCTAGAAATACGAGATTTAGTCCATATGGGGTATATTAAATGCAGTATTAGATGTCTTAACATCTTTGTTTTTACATTTATATTTTTACATCTTTGTTCTTTTATTTATGTAAGAACATTTAATGTTATATTTAATATACGTTATACCACAACCCGAAAATTGTGTCAAGCATAATCAACAAAAAACATCCAGTGTTTTATTGATTGCCTATTTTTTAAGCACAGTTGCACATTACTTGTGCATATTATTTTATGAGTTACTCTTGTGGTTAACACTCTATTTTCCTGATCTGTGTATTTATCCATATACGTATACGTATACCCTACGGGTGGCCCCTGCCTGCCCGTTTGATCTTCGCGGGTTATGGCGCATTTGGGACACTTTATATCTTATTCGCGCCATCATGCGATAAGAACCACAAGCCAATCAATAAAAAATCTAATGTTTTCAGCAATCTAACACCATACAGTCAAGGCATATCCTATGAATTGACGCCAAGCCTTATGATATTGAATAGTTCACTTTCAAAACAGACACGAAAAACAAAACGACGGTGCATGTTTATTTAACCCCAACCCCTAAAAAATTTACCTATTGTCTTAATCAGAATATTATTTGTCGCTGTCAAGATAAAAACTATATACAATTCATTCATTATAAACCTATCGAACGCGACGAAGCGAAACGCTAACCCGCTAAGATAACGCTAGATAACCCTTAATCGCCAAGGCAACATAGGGCTAGGCATAAGAGACTAAAGAGACTTGACTACCTAATAAGACTAGACTAACGTAATGATACTAGCACGGTTTAAGCTAGGTGGTTAAACCCACGAATTACACCACTACATTAGAGACGGATAGGCGACTACACTATAAGGTTTAGATACAAAAAGACGGAAGAATACAAAAACAAAAAGACTAAACACTGTATCTTTTAAATTTAAGCGTACCAACGCAAGTTAACCTGATAGGCCACAAAGTGAAGTCTCAAACTACACTGGTTCAATGCCAGTGGCCTATATGGCAAGCCTCAAGCGAAAGCTGTGGGTGAACAATGTCCGGGAACGTGCGGGCTATAGAACTATGATTGAGTTACATAGTCAAAAGGTGTCCTGTCAATTTAGGGGTGGAGTGTAGCGACCATTAGTGGTAGTGTATGCCATGCACAAAGCCCCTATCTATTAATCAATTTATTAATCAATAACTAAACTAAAAGGTGACACAATGTCTGTAGAAAATATACTTGCCATTTACAAATTGGCTACACCGGAAGAAAAACGGGACGGTGTCGTGTGGTATGCGGACGCATTGCGAGACTGTACACGCATTGCTACTGATTTAGAATTGCCTGTTCACAATGTGACAGGTGTTTGTGCGGCACTATCGCCGAACAACAAATGGGATAGAAACATTATCAATGCACGTGATCTGTGCGCGGCATTTGTCAATGGTGATGGCATGGATAGCGTCAAGGTGTCCACCTACCACAAGATGAAACAAAAAGCGTGGTCAATACTAGAGGCAATGCCTGACCATGATGGCGTCATTGACATACTCAATGGGCAAAAGATTGTTTCATTCTATCGCAATATTATGGGTGATGATACTTGCACGATAGATGGACACGCACGCAATATCGCCTATGCTGAACGTGTAGGATTGACAAACGATAAGACCAATATTGGTGTCAAAGAATACAGGACACTACAAACAGAATACGTAGCCGCTGCCAAGCGTACACGTGTTAATGGTCGCGCATTGAAAGCGTTTGAATTACAAGCCATTACTTGGGTGACATGGCGTAGAATACACAACATCAAGTGAAGGGAAAAGCCAATGCAAATGATGTTTGCTCAAATGTTGCGAATTGATACGGCAGCAGGTGGCAGGATTGCCAGCAATA